AGGCGTTTGTTCTGAGGGACGTATGTCTCAATAATTGGCTCTTTCATGATTATTGCATTACTGGTTCAGCAAAAAAGTATCCACCATCATACTCGATGGTTATGTCGTTGGCGTCTGCAATCACGTTGCCATCGCAATCGCGAACAAGTCCACCCCATGTAAACTCATCCTCAGGGAAATAATCTTCATTGCGCATCTTTGAATAAACTTGTTCAACAGCATGGCGCTTTGAGTAAGCGGCTACTTCCTCGTTTAAATCTTGATACCTTTTGGCGTTGCCAAAGTACATTACTGAATAAATTGTCTTTTCCATTTTGGTTGTTTTTAGTTGTTAAAAGAAATTTCAAATTCTACTAACCCTGATTTAGATAACATATTTTCAATATCATGGCAAATGTCTTCCATGTCTTCCTCAAACGTGGTAAAAGTCCAGCAATTTGATGCAACTTGTTCTTCTTGAATATCAAAAATACAAGCAATGTTAAGGTCTCTGATAATATCTTGAGCCTTTAGTGTTTCTCTTAGTGAAGTGGTTAATGTAATCATTTTGGTTGTTTTTGTTATTTTCAATTTGTAAATTTAATTTAAATTATTTACATAAAAAAATATTTACAACATTATTTTAAAAAAAAATCCCGTACCAATGAGATACGGGACAAAATCAACCAAATGATGCAATACTTATTTCTTTATCTGCAACCTCTATACCCAGTTCTTTAAACTTTTTTATTGCATCTTCAACCGTTTCCGCGTCGGTAATAATTCTCCCGCTTTTCCATTTGATTTCGTATTTCATCAGTACCATTTTTTTACAAGGTCAACAATGAAGTAAATGGCAAAGGATAAGGTTAAGATACCTCCAGCAGCTACAATGATAAGTGCAATGTCTTTACCTAATTTTTGTTTTTCGTTTTCTGTTAACATGATTCTTTTTTTTCTTTTTGTTTTTTACGATATTCGGCTTGATAAGCCTTAATTTTTTCAATGTTTTTGTAATAATAAGCCTTGTTTTTGTCGTAGTTTAAATTCTTGCACCTTGTTTTATTCTCCTCGTATCTCCTTTTTTTGTTCTCAAGGTTTTTTAACCGCCTTTTTTCCTTTTGATAATCGCTCATGTTTAGGTAGTATTTTTTCATATACTCCGATTTCCGTGCTTTTTTTTCCTCGTCACTCATACTTACTTTTTAATTTTCGTTCTCGATAGGCTTTTGATTTGATTTTCAATGTCTCGATATTTGCGTAATAATAAGCAAGACTTTTGTCTTTCTTTGTCTGCCTTTCTTCCTCTGTTAACTTCCAGTATTTATCTCTGTTCCTATTCCTTGCATCTTCTTTTCTTTTCTCCTTTACAAAAGGAAGCATATTTCGATAATAATCGCGGTCGTATTTCCTTTGTTTTTCCCTTTGCTCCTCTGTCATGGCTATTTGTTTAAATAGTTTTTTGAAGGCACTGGATTACTTCCCTGGTCTTTATACTTTGCATCTGCTTTTGATGCGTAATCAGTGTAAGGCATTTCTGAAATATCATGGTAGCAAATTTGGGCTATTTTCATTCCAGGGTAAATCTTTACTGGCTGAATGCAAGCAAGTTCCAACGTCCAATGTCCTTTAAAGTTTACATCGCCAAATCCTGCGGTTATGTGAACAAATAACCCTAATCTTCCTAATGATGATTTGCCCTGAATGATTGGAACGTGGCGCAAGGTTTCGGTATATTCGACAGTTGACGCAAGATAAAGAATGCCAGGTTGCAAAATCATGCCTTCATCGGGAATTACAATTTCTGCATAATCGTTTTTATTTCTTGTGTCAAGAACTTGCTCGGTGTATAATAACAAAGTTTTTGACAGCGTTAAATCAACGCTATTAGTACCAATGTTTGCCTCTATTAATGGCTCAATGACTATGTTTTTTAAGGCGATTTCGTCAATAATTGTCTTGTCTGTTAAAATCATTTTTCTTCTTTTTTATAAGTTTCGTTGTAATATTGTTCTGGCTCATGCTTTAATGCCCACCCATTATATAAATTTCCTTCTTTAAAAGCCTCCGTTATCTGCTCCTTTTCCATTTGTATTGCTTTCATAAATACTTCAAGTCCACGATTTTTATTAATATATTGCTCAATTACCCATTCAACTGCCGTTTGTTTGCTCATTTCTTTAAATCATTTAGTTCTGGGTGAGTAAAATGAAATTCTGTTAGCATTGCCGCATTTGCCATTAAGTGCGCTGAATGCAAAAGCCCACTTTCAGCGTCAATCATTTCACCAAGTCGCATGGCTTCCAGGTGACGCATAGCGGAGGCAATGACAACAGAAAAGGGAAATCCTTTTTCCCAATTACCAGCATCATATTTTTCAAGTCCTTGCGTCCAAACCTTCGCGTATTCCCTTTGCGCAATGGCTGGGCAAAGGTCGTAGCGGATTTTGTTTTCATTGTGTCGGATTGCTTCTTTCATTAGTATTTATTTATAAAACCTTTATAAACCTCGCTTATCTCCTTGCAAGTTTGCTCAATTAAAACAATGGCTTTTAAAAGTTCATCCATTTCAAAGGTATAATTTAATTCAAAACTTTCACCCGTGAAAGATAAGCCGTCTTTTGTTCTCTTAGTCCCCAGCCAGTTGATTTGACTTTCGGGTATTGATTCACCGTTGACAAACATCGCCAAAGCGTACACCTTCATTTGAAGGCTATCTTTTAACGTATCCATTGTCCACGGCTTTCCTGAGGTTTTAAAATCAATGACCCTGTTATTTTCAACGTCCCAAACGTCAATAAAACCTTTGACTTGAATGTCATTAATACTCAGGCTTATTTCTTTTTCAGCCTCGCAACCTTTGAAGCTTTGAATCTTGTCAATGTAAAAATCGGGAAAGGTTTCCATGATGATTCCATCTTTGATATACGCCTCCGTGTCTTCGGCAAATTGTTTTCCAAAGTTCATGTAAATAGATGGTTCTTCGGGAAGGTTAAGGAAATATCGGTTAATGTACTTTTGTCGGTCACTGTACCAAAGGTTTATTTGGCTCACTGATATGTATGGTTTTGGTAAAAGCATCTAAGTTTTTTTGTATTGGTAAATCCCCAGCCATTTTTCAGGCTGGGGCAAACATACCAATATGAAATTAAAATAATTTTCCTATCTGTATAAATATTGTCGCGGCTGCTGGTTGCGCTTGCGCTGGTTCTAAACCTGAGGCTTGCAACTGGTGGTATATGTCGGCGTAAATGCCCGTCATAAAAGTAGCCTTTTCGCTTATTTCTTCAGCAGTCAATTTACCGTTCGTTTTAGGGGCTACATTTGCCGCCTGTTGCACGTTATTTCCTTCCGTGGGTGTTTGTACCTTTTCGGGTATTTCGTTGGCGGTAACCATATCAAAAGCAACCTTGTAACTTTTGCCGTCGTGGATAATCGTAACGACATCGTCTTTCTTCAATGCCATCAACTTGTTATCGTCTGGTTTGCCGTACACGCGGATGTCCGTACCGTTATCCAAAGTAATTGCGGCGTTGATGGAAGGACCGTATTGCCCTTCAAAAACTTTGCCCGCGGTGTATTTAACTCGTCCTTTTAGAATATTCATGACCCATATTTATTTGAAAGTTTTGAGAATCGTACCATAAGGATTTTTTATGGTCACTTATTTTTTTCCAGTCTATTTCATCATTGTAGTGAATGGAGTTTCCTGAGACAAACCATTTTTCAAGTTCGCCAACCCCGCGCTGCCTCCACCATCTTTTCAGGTGATCAGGCTCAACAATATGGGAAGGGCAAACGGTCAATGAGGCGTTTAACGCGAAGTCTTGTATTTTCATTTTGTTGGTATTTTTTCTATTTCAGCAAATGCACTTTCGCAATACCTTACGATACTTATATTCAAGTTATAGAGCCTTGTATCTTTGCTACTTTCTGCATGTTTAAGAAAACGGTTTTTCATTTCAATAATTTCATCCTTGTAAAATTGAATTGGGAATTGTCTATAAGTATCAATTACCTTAAATGTATATCTTAGGCAATACATATACATATCTAAAGAGGCATACCAATAAATGTCGTTTTCTTTGTTTAACTTGTTGATATCAGCCTGATATCGTTCAATAGTTTCTTGATAAAAATCTATCATTTTGTTTGCGCTTTCTGGTAAATAATTCATAATTGGTTGTTTTTAAAGTTGTTTATTAATCGTTGCAAATTTGCCAAAGGTCTTGGTATTCATCTATCATTGGCAGTAACATTCTTGCGCCAACGTTTTTCTCAGGATGTTGCTCAAGGTAATCGGGATCAACCTCAAAAGAATGCAAGTCGATAAGGTAGTCTGGGGAATTTTTAAACGTTTGCCCAAATAAGCCAAAGCCGCATGAAAAAACCACATTGACAAAGTATTTCTTTCTTTCGTCGCCCAGTGGAATGCGGGCTGTAAATTTTGTAATCTTCATAATTGGTTGTTTTAAAATAAATAATTAGTTCCAGATAAGAAGGTGAGAACCTTCATCGATAACATTGTAAGTTTTGTCAGGATTATTCATATATGCTAAAAAATCTCTGCATTGTTGGTTTCTCATTTCTTCAGAACCAACGACAGCATATTTTTTGCTATCATACAATAATCTTAAAATTTCTCTAATTGTCATTTGCTTTTTCATGATTGGTTGTTTTTGTTATTTTCAATATGTAAATTTAATTATAATTATTTATATTAAAAAATATTTACAACATTATTTTAAAAAAAAGTGGGAAATAATTTATCTCCCACCATGAAAACCAGATTGCATGAAAAATTATGCCTTATTTAACACGATCCTCCAGACCGCCAATTTTTGCGCTATGATAATCGCCCGCTTTTTCCCTTCTTCTTCCACCCTATGCAACTGGGTTTTAAAATCAATGTAACTGTCCGCTTGTATCTTTTGTTTCTTTGCAATTTCCTGAGCCTCCTCCCAAATGGCACGTTTTTCTCCTTCAGCGTAACCAATTAACCCAGCCTCCATCGCCGCGTCGTACCAATATACTGGCACGTCTTCGTATGATTCACCTTTAAAGCCGCTTAACATCTCGGGAAATTCGGCGTAAAACTTGCGCTTTGCCTCAACCTGCCTTTGTTCTTCCTGTAGCTTTGCCCGTTTCTTTTCATCTTCCATATCAACGGTAAAATAAACCTTTTGCCGCCAATTGATATAAGCGGTAAGAATCCTTCCAATAGCAGCCAGATCAACTTTGCCGTATAACTTGTGGTCATCAATTTTCAATTCTTGCCTTGCAAACTTTTCAAAAGCCAATTTAATTTCATCAACGGCAATTAATTTGTAAGTGGTGATAAACTTTGTAACCTCAGTCAAGTGTTCTGGACTTGCATCAATGCCATAAAGGGGCAGGATGTTTTTAACAACCTCGTTAATTTTGGGCAGGTTTTCAACGATGCCCGTTTTAAATAATCTTTTTTCTCGATTGTCGATAACAAGTTGAATGTCTTGTATCTTTTCCTCGATGTTCATTGCAATGGCTGGTAAATTCATAAAGGTTGGTTTTTATAATTCTAAAGTTAATTGTTTTGGTTTATATATTTTAAGTTCAGTTATTTGCCTCATATATTCTCCATGTTCCCATTTAAAATTAAACCAGCAAATTTTCCAATCTTTAGAATGAAAAGCAATACTTTTAATAAATCCATTCCTATTCATAGTTAAATCATGTACTTTAGTTCCAATTAAAGATTTTAAATAAATTTCGTCGTTTGTCATATAAGTTGGTTTTTATTGTGTTTGTTTTAAAGTTTGTATATACTCAGCAAGTAGCCTATCAACTTCATCGTCATACGCCTTTTTCTTTGCCGCTGGGGACGAAGTCTGGTAAGCCGTATAAACTTTGTTTGCCTGTCCGTATAAAATGGGTGGGGTAAAATTGGCTTTTAACCATTTGTCAGGCAGGCTCCAGGCGGCTTGCAAAAATACTTTTAAAGCTTCGTTTGTGTCGTTATTCCGATCAACTTTTTCAATCCACCGCAACAAATACACCATGCCTCCAGCATCTTTGGGACTCATTATGTAATTTCCTTTTTGATCCGTGGGATACGCCGCGCCTGATAATTGCTCAAATGTTTGGCAGAACACGGTAAAGGCTTCGTATGTCGGATTCGGCTTTCGCTCGGCTTTAGGCTCGCTTTCTTCTTTTCTTTTGCCCGAAGTTTTCTTTTCTTCTTTTTCTCCTTGCAAATTAGAAATCACGGTAAAAGGATTTACTTTGGAACTTTGAGAATCTTCAATTGTAATTTTTTCGAATGAAGTAAAATCTGAAAGATTTTTAATATTAACTGAGTTAGTAAATGTATTTAGTACTTGGTTAGCAACTGGTATAGGTTTGCCCTTTCGTGAAATTCCATTTGACTGTTTGGTATTTTCCATTTGCCCATTTGGTAAAATGGTATTTACCTTTTGGTAATCTCCAATTTCCTCAAGATGGAAATTATCTGATAGATATAAATCTTCATTCATAAACGCGTACCAAATAGTTCTATCATAGGCAATTTTATTATAATTACCTTTTATTAAAATTTCCTTATCAACCAATGATTCAATAATCCTTCTAACTTGTTTTTCAGTCCAAAATGGATAATATTCAGTTAGTGACTTATTTGTGTTGTAAGTCCAATACCTTAAATCATGATAATTTGTTTTATTTGCTTTATTAAGCCTTATCCAGAATTGAAATGATTTAACCATTATAGCTTCGTCAACTCCGTATCTTTTTGCGAATTCAATGTTAAAAGAAAAATCCATTTTAATCTATTTTATTAATGTGAGCAAATTCTCCATGATACTTTAAAGCAGCATCGTTGTAAGCACGGGCGGCGTCGATAAGTACGGGAAAATATCCTAAATACAATAATTTATTATTATATTTAATATAAGCCATCCATTTTGAAGATATTTTATTCCAGTAAACACCTTTGTGTCCACTTTTATTATTTTTATTAATTTTAGAATTTCTCATGTTTTCTGCATGAGTGCATATTCTAAGATTATTTTTTTGATTATTTAAAGGATTGCCATCTAAATGGTCAATTACCATACCTTTTTCAGGATTCATTATAAATCTATGCATCCAAAGCATAGTTCGCTTGCCATTAAACATTGTAATATTTCTTCCTGCATAAAATTTTTTACCTTGTAAATTTGCAAACCATTTAAACTGATTTAAATAATCAAAGTCCTCATCGTCAACGATTGCAACTTTTCCCTGTGTTAACTGAATTTCTTTAGCCATTTTGATAAAATAAAAATAGCCAATGAGTAGGAGTTCATTGGCTAAGTGAAACAATGCGGATATTGTCCCAAAACTCTTTTGAATCGCTCCTACCTGATTCAAAAGAACAATACAAAATTACAAAATATTATTTACATTTTTACTTTTTTTAATTGTGCAAGGGCTGGATTCGATACCAGCATGACCGCCTTAGTTGGTATAGGTCATTTATCTTCTTAAACAAGGTGTTCAGCCACTAACCAACATTGCTGAGTCCTCTATTTTAAGTTGAGCGTCTACATTTCGCCACCTTGCTAAAAATGCCGTCTGTCCGTGCTGTCAATATGGATATTTTGTGTACAATTCAGGATTCTCATATTTCTACCTTAGTTGAGCAAGGACAGGATTCGAACCTATATCTGATTGCTCAAATGTTTCCATTTACACCACCTTGCGCCACAAAGATAAAAATAATTTTGTTAAAAATAATATTTAATTTATAAAATAATAAAGTTTATATTTGCCCTATGAACTATTTGATTATTACCTCAATTACTGGAAACAAAGACGTGCTGGTTGACCCTGAGACGACTTTTGATAATTGCACTTACGTCGCTTTTGTCGATGAAGTTAACCATGACCTAAATGTTTGGAATCAAGTCCAAAATCACCAGTTTAGTATGATTGACCCGTTAAGGCACAGACGCAACGCGAAGGCTGAAAAGATACTTTGCATTCCACAGGCTTTAAACATTGACTTCGATTACATTATATGGCATGATGGAACACATCAACTGGCAATGCACCCCGAAGAAATTATTGAGGAATACGGCGACGCTGATTTGTATGTTTTCCGTCACGCGCAAAGACGTTGTTTATATCAAGAAATAGCCGCCGTTCTTGAGGCAAAGTTAGACAATGAAGACCTTGTAAAAAGCCAAATGAATTTTTATCAATCTGTTGGAATGCCGCCTTATTTTGGGCTTTATGAAATGGGTTGCTATATCAGGAAGGTAAATCAAATTACCATTGATTTTGGTTTAGCTTGGTTTGAACAAGTATGCAAGTTTTCCAGCCGTGACCAGATTTCTTTTCCTTTTATCCTTTGGAACTATGAGGAAAGAATAAAGGTTGCAATCCTAAAAGGTAATTGTTCAAAATATATCGGGACGCCTTTTGAAAACGAGGGGAATAAATATTTTATAAACCATGCAAACCACATTAAATGATACCATTATTTAAAGTTGCCATGAATCCAGAGGCATCAAAAGCCGTGGAAAAAGTTTTATCCTCAGGCTTTATCGGTCAAGGCGAAGTCGTTGAGGAATTTGAACGCCAATTAAAACAAAGCTTCAATAATCCTTACCTTGTTACAGTCAACTCAGGGACAAGCGCTTTGCATCTTGCTTTAAGGTTAATTAAGGACAAACACCCCGAAAAGAAATATATTATATCAACCCCGTTGACTTGCACTGCAACCAACTGGGCGATACTTGCGGCTGGTTTTGAAATCATTTGGGCAGATATTGACCCTAACAAATTAAATATTTGTCCTTTGTCGGTGGCAAAATCTGTTACTCCTTTGGTTGCGGCGGTTATGGTTGTGCATTGGGGAGGTGCAGCAGCAGACGTAAAGAAAATAAAGTCATTAACGGGGCTTGATATAATTGAGGATTGTGCCCACGCTTTCGGCTCATATTACGAATTACCAGCCACTAAAGACGAAAGTACGTTGGTTGGTAACTCAGGAAATTACTGTTGCTTTTCCTTTCAAGCAATAAAACACCTTACCACGGGTGACGGTGGAATTTTAATCTTGCCAGGGGAATATGAATACAAAAAGGCAAAGTTACTTCGGTGGTATGGCATTGACCGTGAAGGTGACAGGAAGGACTTTAGGTGTGAAGCACCGATAAACGATTGGGGGTATAAATTCCACATGAACGACATCAACGCCGCCATCGGGATTGAGAACCTAAAAATATTTGGCGATAACATTAGAAGACACCAAAATAACGCTGGTTTTTACGACTGGTGGTTAAATGAATGTGAGCCAAAAATAAATACTTTGGCGTTTGATTCTGGTTCGTCTTATTGGATATTTTCTATTTTGGTTGAGGACAGGGACAATTTTCAAAGGGCAATGAAAGATAGGGGTGTAATGACTTCTCAGGTACATGAGCGGAACGATTTACACCCATGTGTAAAGCAATTTAAAACAGAACTACCAAACATTGATAAGGTGATTGGCAAGTTGTCCAGTCTTCCAGTCGGTTGGTGGGTAACGGACGAGGACAGGGAATATATTGTTAAACAGATAAAAAAAGGTTGGTGATGATTAAGTTAATTGTAAGTGGTCGCGTCGGTCAGGACGCTGAGGTAAAAAATGTCGGTGATAATACCGTTTGTTCTTTTTCCGTAGCACACACTGAAAGGGTTTACGGTCAAGTGCAAGGAGAAAAGACGATTTGGGTTACTTGCTCAATTTGGGGTGAGCGTGGTGTCAAACTTGCGCCACATATTTTAAAAGGTACTTATGTTGTCGTAGAAGGAACAGGCGGGGTAAATGGATACCTTAATAAAAATACTGGAGCAGCCGAAGCTGTCATTAGGTGTATGGTTAATTCCCTTGAATTTGGAGGTAAGCCAACGACAGGGGAGAATCAAAAAGTAACAGAAGAAACCACATTTAAACCAGAATCAGAATTTCCTTTCTAATGGCATATTATAATTACGATATACCCTCAAGTTATTATAAGAATAAAATTGGTAAGACTCTTTATAACACGGTGCTTACTATGAATCCCTCTGTAATACTTGAGTTTGGCACGTTGCACGGTTATTCTGCCGTCGCAATGGCTCAAGCGTTAAGGGACTTAGATAGCGATACCGTCATCATGTGTCATGACCTTTGGCAAAAGTACCCGTATAAAAATACGTCGATGGATAAAACACAGAACACCATCGACCAACTTGGCTTAACAAAATATATTGAATTGATTGAATTGGATTTTTATAATTGGAAACCAGAACCTTTTGATTTAATGCACTTTGATATAAGCAACCATGCTGGACATTTAAAGTATTTAAAAAGTTTAAAGGAATACCATTTTTTAAACGGCTCAATCTTGTTTGAAGGTGGTAGCAAGGAAAGGGACAAGGTCGAATGGATGAAAGACTTCCAGCCTATCAATTCATCGGGAATAAACTTTATTACAATTAACGAGGACTTTCCTTCTTTATCCCTACTCCTATGAGATTAGCCGTTGTCGCCTCAGGTTGGCACTTTCCCTTAGATTTTTATGAATCAGTGGCAAGGCAAATCGTTGTCAAAGATTGGACGTATGATTTATTTTGTATCTCACACCGTGACCCAAAGTATTCATACGAGGAAAAAAAGGATTTGGCAATAAAAGAATTGGATACAATTCTTTACAAAGAAATTGCAACCATTGAGCAGATTAAAGACTTAGGCTGGAATTATAAAGAATACCCGAACACGGTTGGCGATTGGGGTTGTTCTAACCAATGGCTGGAAGAACATAATTACAAAGATTACGACTTGCTTCTTTTTACGCATGATGACAATTTTATACATAATTACAAATGGTTCGGGAACATCATTCACTTTATGGGAGGCGCTTGGGAAATCCTTTCCAATTCCTGCGGTGATCCTGTTGGTTGGCTTCGGGGTTCGTGTGAGTTCTTTAAACCTTCTATGCTTGATAAGATTGGTGGTAAGTTCGATTTATCATTGGTTGATTTAAACCGCGAAGGCGAAGTTTATTCACCAGATAAATGGATTGATATTTTTAATTGGAACAACACGGTACACCCGTTAATGAAGTATTGCACTGATAATAAAGTGCCAATCGGTTATTTGTCAAAGACATACAGGCATTCAATGTTTGTGTCCGAGGGTGAACGCGGATTTATTTCCCCAATTTTAAAAAAATAATATTATATTTGTATAATAATTTAAAAAAAATGAACACAACAAAACCTCAAGAAATGTACGGGGTAACCTTCAGAAACAAGGTTATAAGGGAAAGGCTGCTTGACATTCAATTTGATTTGTGGAAGGCAACAGGGAAAAAGCATTCTATGGAAGCGGTATTGGAAGTTTTATTAGATACCTACAAAAGTAAAAATAAATGAGGATTGGCATTGTTTGTAATTTAAGCAGCCCAACTACTGACTACTATCGCACGGTTAATCCATTTATTAGGCTTCGGGAGGTTTGCCCTTCGAACTTTGTAATAAAGATGATTAACCCTGATACCGTTAAGTGGTATGATTTTTACGACGTTGATGTTGTTATCTTCCAGCGTGCTAATGGTAACGATTTACTTGGCATGATTAACGAGGTAAAGCGAATGGGTAAGAAGATTATCTTAGACCATGACGACCTGCTACATGAGGTAAGTCCAGCCAACCCAGCAAGCCAACATTTTAACAAGCCTCAGGTAAAGGAGTCAGTCGAAAAGGCTTTCAAATACGCTGATTGGGTTATGACCTCAACCCCGTACCTAAAAGAATTTTACGCCCAGTTTTACGATAAAGATAAAATAACCGTTGTTCCCAACGCCATTGACTTTACCGTTACACCGATGCAGCCTGTAAAAAGGGATAAGTTAATGGACGCAAAGAAACGAGTTATGTGGCGCGGATCTCAAACGCACCTGGAAGACCTTGCAACGGTAAAAAACTTTTGGATTGAGTTACAAAAAAACGATAAGGTTGAATTAGGTATGGTTGGTTTAGCCGATTGGCTCGGTAAAACATTATACCCCAAAGCAATTATTGTGCCGTGGAATAATTCATTGTTCCAATATTTTGAAATGGTCAAACACTCAGCGCCACATTATGGCGTATTCCCATTGACGATTGACAATTTCAATCAAGCGAAGTCAAATAACTTTGCGATGGAAATGTTGGTAGCTGGTTGTATTTCATACGCACCTGAGGAAATCAAGGAATTTAACATCGCTGGGGTGAGGACTTATAAAAACGAATTAGATTTAATCCACAAATTTACTAAGGCTTTAGACAAAGATGATGCGTACTTTGTTGACTTAGAGGCTGGACGCAAATGGCTCAAGGAAGAAAGGGACTTGGTTAAGGTGAATGAATTAAGGATAAACGTATTAAACGCTATATGAAATTAAAGGATATAAAACCGAACCCAAACAACCCACGGGTTCTCAGGGATGACAAGTTTCAAAAGCTAAAGCAAAGTATTACGGAGTTTCCAAAGATGCTTTCCCTTCGCCCTATGGTCATTGATGAAAACAATGTAGTGCTTGGAGGCAACATGAGACTAAGGGCTTTACAGGAACTTGGATTTAATGACATTGACGAGGCATGGGTAAAACAAAGCAGCGATTTAACCGAGGAAGAAAAGAAACGATTTATTATTGCGGACAATGTAGCATTTGGTGAATGGGACTGGGACACGTTGGCGAATGATTGGGAGGTTGTGGACTTGGAAGCGTGGGGTTTGGATATACCGCAGTTTGACAGACCCGAAGATTTTGACGAAGATTTTACTTTGCCTGAGGGCGACAAAGAACCATTTCAGCAAATGACATTTACTTTAGCAGATGAACAGGCAACGGTTATACAGAACGCAATAAGAGACATAAAGCACACGGACGAATATAAGTATATTGAAACAATGGGAAACGAAAATAGCAACGGGAATGCTTTGTATTTAATTGTAAGTAAATGGGCAGAGCAAAGGAAATAATCGTCAAGGTGATACCGCCAAAGTTGGCTAATGAGTTTGTAAAGAAAAACCATTATAGCGGTAAGGTAGTAAACAATAGTAGTTTGCATTTTGGTTGCTTTTTAGATAATCAGTTGCACGGGGTTTTAAGTTACGGAAGCCCTTTGGATAAAAGAAAGGTTTTGCCATTAGTTCAACCTTCTTTATGGAATGAAATGTTAGAATTAAATAGAATGGCTTTTGATGAATATTTACCAAAGTATTCAGAAAGCAGATGTATTGCAATAAGTATTCGATTGATTAAAAAAAATGCGCCTCATATAAAATGGATTTTATCTTTTAGCGATGGTACGCAATGCGGAGATGGAACAATATACAGGGCAAGTGGATTTGTGTTGACAAGTATTAAAAAGAATGACCAAGTATGGGAAATTGAAGGAATGAAGGTAACTGATACTTCCATAAGACCAAATATTGGAAGTTTAAAAACATTTAATAAAGTTGTTTCAAGGGTTTCAGTAACAAAAGGAATTAATATTTTAAATAACGGGGCATCATCAATGAGTAAATTTAAAGAATTAGGATATAAACCATTGCAAGGTTTCCAACTTCGTTACATTTATTTGATTGACAAATCATGTAAAATTACCGTTCCCGTTTTACCTTTCTCAATGATTGACAAAATGGGTGCGGGAATGTACAAAGGTGAAAAGATAACATTAGCCGAAAGGCAACAAGCGCAAGAAGTTAATCAGGATAAACGCGATGCTTCCAGCATTGAAATAGGCGGTTCGAATCCGACCCTTGCGCTCAATTCTCGTTTAAATCTCGAAATATGAGGGAAGGAAAACACGGAGGCAAATTAAAATCAGGAAACACGGTTGGAACAGGCAGACCTAAGAAACTCCCAGCCCTTGACCTTATTATGGCTAATGTCATGGGTCAGGAAAAGGACGGTATCACCGCAGCCGAAGCCATTATCATGAAGCTAAGGGAACAGGCGGCAAAGGGTGACATTAAGGCGGCTCAGTTGCTCCTTGACCGTGCCTACGGGAAAAGTAAGCAGAACATTGACATTACGACGCAAGGGGAAAAGGTGACCGTGCCAACGATAATATTTACAAAGGATAAGGCAAATGATTAAAATTATGATGAGCCAACCTATAAATGGCTTAACAGGTGAACAGATTGTAGAAGCAAAAAACAGGTTTTTGGAATTTGCGAAAAAAGAAAATATGGAAGTAGTACACACATATTTTAAAGATGAATGGTTTGCAAAAATCGAATTAAAATCAATAGGCGTAATTCAAGTACCTATGTATTATTTGGCAAAATCACTTGAAAAAATGGCTCATTGTAATGTTGTTTACTTTGCAAAAGGCTGGGAAAATGCAAGAGGTTGTAAGATTGAACATGAAGTTGCCTTGCAATATGGCTTAGATATTTTATATGAGGAACAAATTTAAACAATCCTTTTAAATGCAGATAAAGGTTAGTGAAAAGTATGAAGCCCTTTGGCAACCGCAAACCCGTTACTTCCTAATTACTGGGGGACGTGGTTCGGCTAAGTCATTTACCGTGGGACTTTGGGCTTGTAATATGCTCCTTGCCAACAAAGGCTGGAAGATACTTTTTACACGTTACACCCTTTCATCGGCTAACATTTCCGTTATTCCTGAGTTTAGAGAAAAGATTGACTTGCTCGGCGTTGGCGATGAATTTCAAATGACCAACGCGCAAATAAGCCACAAGGTAACGGGAAGTGAAATAATATTCTCAGGCATCAAAACAAGTTCTGGAAACCAAACGGCAAAGTTAAAATCAATACCAAAGTTAAATGTTTTCATCGTTGACGAGGCGGAGGAGTTTGTAAGCGAAAAGGACTTTGATACCATTGACGAATCAATTCGTATGCCTGATACGCCTAACATTGTAATACTGGTCATGAATCCGCAGGACGTGGAACACTGGATTTGGAAGCGGTGGTTTGAAAAGTCGCATCGCATGGAAACCATTGACGGGCAAATGATACCGATAAGCACACACCCCGATATAACGCACATACATACAACGTACTTTGATAATTACCACAACCTAAGCAAGGATTACTTAAATAAGATTGAGCAAATAAAAAGCCAATACCCTGATGCATACGCGCATAGGTTCTTGGGTAAATGGTTAGACAGGAAACAAGGGGTTATATTTGACAACTGGGTTGAGGGGGAGTTTGATGTTAGCCTTCCGTTTGGTTACGGCTTAGATTTCGGCTTCTACCCTGACCCGTTGGCATTGGTAAAGGTGGCAGTTGACACAGGGGCAAAGAAAATATACGTGGAGGAAATCATTTATAAACAGTCGCTTTCATACGAGGCGGTCATTGAACAAATGAACCATTTCGTTAGCCCCAACGCTATGGTAATTG